AGAAGCACGGGTTCGACCTGCAATCGCTGGCCGGATGGGAAATCAAGGCCACGGCGGAAACGGCGCGTCTCGCCGCTGAACAGAAGCGGGCCGCGCAGGCGGGCCTTGAGATGTTCATCTCACTGAGCAAGATCACGACGGAGTTGCAGTCTCAGACCCCGCTCATCTCCACGGCGAGCAATCAGTGGGTCGGCTTCGCGGGCTCGGTGCAGCAGAACACGACGGCGGCGAGCACGAGCACGGGCGGCTTCTTCGACAAGCTTAAAGGGCTTTTTGGCGGCGGCGGGGAAGGCGGCGGCGGCAAGATGTCGCAGCTCCTCAACACGGTCGGGCCGCAGTTCGCGGGCGCGTTCCTTGGGCCGGGATCGGCGGGCGACAAGATGAAGGCGTTCGCCACGCAGGCGGCGGGCACGCTCATGGGGATGATCCCCGGCGTGGGTCCGTGGCTCCAGCAGTTCTCCGGGCCGATCATCGAGGGCCTGACGAAGCTTGCCGGCAAGGCGAAAGACCTCCTGTCGGGCATCTTCGGCGGGCCGTCTGCGACCGAGCGCGAACAGCGCACGCTGGTCAAGACGTTCGAGGAAGACCTCGCCTCGGCCCTGACCGAGCAGCAGAAGCTCGAGGCGGGCGGCGAGTCATGGAAGGCGACGGTCATCCGCATCCGTGATGCCTACATCGCGCAGGGGCGGTCGGCGGCGGAAGCGGAAGCCGACGCCAAGCGCCTGTGGGAATCGTCCACGAAGGGCGCGGGTGCCACGGCGGAAGTGATCGCCGACATCAAGCGGAAGATGGACCAGGCCGCGGACGCGGGCGTCAACTTCGCGACTCGTGTGGGCGCTGCGATCGACGGCATCCCGCGTGACGTGGACGTGGATGTGAACTTCCGCCGCAACGGTGAAGAGCGGGCCTACGCGGACACGCCCGGTTTCGCGACAGGTTCTGGCGGTATCAGAGATTTCGGCAAGGGCACGCTGGCCGTGCTGCACGGTCGCGAGCGCGTGCAGACGGAAGCGCAGATGAAGGCGGAACAGCGAGGCGGAAGTGGTGGCGGCGGAGTGTCGGTGCATGTGGACGCTCGGGGTGCGCTGCTTAACGATTACCAGAGCCAGCAAACGCTGGCCGACATCGTTGGCGACGCAGTGATGCAGCGGCTCGGATTGCGCCAGTCCATCGGCGTGGCGGGGGCGTTCTAGTGGCCTACGAGGCGCGCTCCGACGTGTGTCGGTCAGCCGTGACCTACTCCGGCCTGAGTTCGCGCACGTTCGGCCTGACGATTGGCGGCGTCAACCGTCTCGAGGATGCGCGGCAGTCGGTCAACTTCACGCTGACCAAGAAGCTCGACAGCACGTCGTCTCTGGCCATGCGGCTCGGTGGCACGCGGCCGGCCGAAGGGGCCGACATCATCCTGACGCTTGGCGGTGAGTTGTTGTTCGGCGGCACGGTGCAGCGTGTGCAGTCCGAGCAGAAAGGCCCGCTCCTGATGGAGTGGGACATCGCCGCCACGGATTGGTGGTGGCTGCTGAACCGCTACGCCTACGTCACGGGTCGATTCGCTGGCGGCGTGAACTCCGTTGTTGGGCGGATCTTGCACACCTACACGGACGGTGGATTCTTGCCTGGGTATCTACCACAGTCGCTTGGAAACGTGGACCTGACGTTTGATGGCGTTAGTGTGGGCGAAGCACTTAAACGGATAGCGAAGGGCGCGAACGCCGGCTCCGGCGCGTTCTTGCGTCTTACGCCGTTCAAGCGTGTGGATATTGCGACATCATTCCCGGATGGTGTGTCGCTGGCGCTGAGTGACGGGGCGAACCGCCAGCGAGTGGTGACAGAACGCATTCTCGACCAAGTGCGGACGCGGGTGATTGCGCTGGGCGCAGCCACGGGCGTCACCGCGAACGTGTCGTCTACCGCCACCACGCTGCCCATCGAAGAGTGCGGCCTGTTCGCCTCGAGCGGCACCGTGTGGGTGGACGGCATGGGAGCCGTGACGTTTAGCGGGCGCTCGGTGGCGGCCGGGCCGGGCGAGTTGACCGGCGTGTCTGGGCTCGTGGCCGACGTGCCGCAAGGTGGCGCGGTGCGCGTGTATGCGCTGGCCGAAGACGGCGCGGCGCAGTCGAGCCTTGCGACCACGCTGGGCGGCGGGCGGTCAGGCATCGCCGTGCATACCGTCAGCAATGACGCGTGGTCCCTCGGGGAATGTGAGGGCATGGCGGGCGCGCATCTCGCGCTGCTCAAAGACCCGCAGGTCTCGCTGACCGTGCAGGCGGTGGCGATGTCTGCCGCTGAGATGGAGCAGCAGGAGACAGGGGCGATTCTCACGGCCTCCGTGACAACGCCGCAAACCATCTCAGGGGACTTCAGGCTGCAGTCTGTGACGGTGCGCGCCTTTGGGCCGCTGTCTGACAGTCAACCGCGCTTCTCGGTATCGATTGCCGCCCGTAACACGGTCGGCGTGGATCTGTTCGACCTTCTCGGGACGCTGAGCTAATGGCCGCATCAACCATCACACGCACCACCTGGACGAATGACACGGGCACGCCGTCCGTGCCTGTCGGCGACGGCACGATTATCAACAACGCCAGGCTGCAAGAAATATACGCTGCGATTGATCAGATGTTAGCGGGTGCGGGAAGCTACGCCACGTTGTCGCTCGGCGGGCTGCTGGCTGTTGAGGGGTTCGGCAGTCACAGCTTCTCCGCTGGCGGCTCTGGCACGAATCAAATCATCATTCGCAACACCTCGGCGGGCACGGCGAACTTGGCGCAACTCGCGCTCGGCAACAATTCCAGCGTGACGGCCGCTGTGCTGCGGTCGCATTCCTCAACCTACACGAGCACCACGCTCTATAAGGCCGAGGGGCTGACCATCGAGGCGTCGCGCTCCGGCGGCATGGTGCTTGCCGCCACCGACGCCTCGGGCGTCATGACGTTCATGGCAGGCGGGGCGACGGAGCGCATGCGTCTTGACGCGTCGGGTCGTCTCGGGCTCGGCACGACCTCCCCGGCCGCAGGCGGGCTCACGGTGGCGACTGGGGCCATCACGAGCGGCTCAGCCCTCGGCGCGTTAAACCCGCTGCACCTGGTCATCGGTGGCGGTGGCACGACGCCGCAGGCGGGCATGGTCGCGTGGGGCGACGGCACCGGCTACAACCTCGACTTCGGCACGCGGTCGGGTGGCAACTTCAGTGCCCGCTACCGCATGACGGACAGCGGGCAGATGCAGTTCTCAGACGGCAGTGTCAGCGCGCCGTCCATTGCTTTCATCAACGACCTCGACACGGGCATCTGGTGGTCGGCCCCGGCCAGCGTGCCCAAGCTGTCAGCGTCAGTTGGCGGCAACGAGATTCTCCGCATCGAGTCGGAGAACACGCTGCACAAGCCACTCGTTCGAATCGTCGGGGGGCATTCCACCGACCACTGCGCCAAGCTGGTCGTTGAGCGTAAGTCGTCCGCCACCACGGCGCCTGGCGTCATTGCGTTGCAGGCGGCGAACGGCACCACCTACTTCATCTATGCGCACACCGATGGCACGTTGCGCATGGGCACGACGGAACCTACGCCGACGAACGGCGAAGGGGTCGGCGGCAAAGTAGGGACGCAGACCTAGTTCCTGCGTTCACGGCGTGGTGGGCTACCCGCCAGTTCACTTTTTCCTGAAGGCTTAGGCCATGAAGACCCTCGTTCACGCTCTCGTGTTTAGTCTGCTCAAGGCGCTGCTGGCCCGCGTCGAATCATTGGAGGCCGCGCGTGGATAGCCCGCTCGCCACACTCACGACGGAACAGGTCGCCGCGATCAAAGCGGCAATGGTGCCGTTGACGAAAGCGCGGATACTCGTCGAACGATCCGCGATGCGGCTGCAAGGCGCCAAGGCCGATATGCTCGACGCGCAAGATGCGTTCGACGCGATCTTCCATCCCATCTGTCACGCGCACGGCGTCGATCCGTCACGAGCCGTGCGACTCAATGACGACGGCACATTGACCGAGATCACGTAATGGACGACCATCCGCCGCACGTCGTCACTCTGCGCGACTTCTTCGACGAGAAGTTCCGCGCGTTGTCTGCGCAGAACGAGCAGATCATCGAGTTGCAAAAAATCACAAACGGGCGCGTGCGTGCAGCCGAGAAGGCCATCGCCGTGCTGTCGTGGGCGTATGGGCTCGGCGCGGCGGTGCTCGCGTGGATGGTGGTGCATCTGGTGCAGTCGTGACAGACGCCGAGCGCGCCACACTGATCGAGGAGCTACGCCGGGACGAGGGCGTTGAGCCGTTTCCGTATACCGACACAGTGGGCAAGCTGACCATTGGCGTCGGCCGGAACCTGACGGATCGCGGCCTGTCCGACGACGAGATCGACTACCTGCTCCGGAGCGATATCGACCTCTGTATCGGCGACCTGAACCGGGGCGTGCCGTGGTGGGTCACGCTGTCGCCCGTGCGCCAGCGCGTCTTGATCAACATGTGTTTCAACCTCGGCTGGCCGCGTCTCCGGGGCTTTGTCCGCACGCTTTCAGCCATGCGGCGGGGCGACTTCACGACAGCGGCGGAAGGGATGCGTCTGAGCCTATGGGCGAAGCAAGTCGGCGCACGAGCGGAACGACTGGCGCAGATGATGGAACGCGGGTAACGTGTCGCGTGTGCCACGAACGGCCGGCGTTGCCGTCTCGAGCACGCAACCGGGATTGCCGCTGCGCGCGGTGCGTGCATCAGTCACCTGGAGGGCGGGCGCGGAATGCGCGCTACTACGCCGGCGAGGCGCGGAAGGCCGTCAACCGACGACACAATGCGCGGCGCATCGTGATCGGCCAAGAGTATCACTCGACGGCGCGAACCATCGAAGACGCACGGCGCATCAACGCGCACATCAAGGAGAGACTGCGTGAGCTTGTCGAGAGACAGTCGCACAGAAAAGAAGCTCAAGGCGCTCCGGCGCGCTGAGTTCAGCCTACGGCAGACCTTCGAGCGGATCGACTGGACGGAGGACGTGCTGTATCCCGAGATCGAAGCGTTGAAGGCTGGCCGTCCCGTGCTGGGGCTGGAAGCGGGCGCGATGTTTGACCTTCAGGTGGCCGATGCTCATACGAATCGCCGTGCAGCCGAAACAGCCCCCGCCGCAGATGCCCGCGATTCGCGTGCAGCCCGCCCGCGTGCTCGTGCCAAGTCGCGCGCCCCGCGTGCTCGACTTCGACATCGAAAACCGTCCGCTTAGTTATCTCGGCTCCGACTTCACGACGGGCGAAGTCACGGCCATCGCGTGGGCGTGGACGGATGCGCCGAACCGCGTCACGGTGCGTCTGCTTGGGGAGACGCCGCTGCGAGACATCCTCGCAGAGTTCGTGGCTGTCTATAACCACGCGGACATGGTGACTGGGCACTACATCACCGGCCATGACCTCCCGATGATCAACGGTGCGCTGATGGAGTGCCGGATGCCGGCGCTGCGCGATACCTGGGCGCAGGATACGAAGACCCAGATGATGCGCTCCAAGGGGCTGAGTCTGTCGCAGGAAAGCCTCGGCGCGATGTTCCGGCTCTCGAACAAGAAGGAGTCGATGAACCAGAGCCAGTGGCGGGCCGCGAACCGGCTCACGCCGGAAGGGCTGGCGGAGGTGCGGCGGCGCGTCGTGGGCGACGTGAAACAGCACATCGCGCTGCGCAAGGAACTGCTGGCGGCGGGGTATCTGGCCGCGCCGAGGAAGTGGTATAGCGGGACGTCTCGCGCCGAAGGATACACGCCGTGAGGACTATCAAGGTCGAGACGTTCGACACGCTCATGACCGAGCTGCGCGCCGAACTCGCACGCGGGCGCGTGTTCCAGGCGGAAATCCAGAGCGACGGCGAGCTCGTGGAGGGGCTGTATGAGCCTAGCTCCGGGAACGTCTACGTGGACCCCGCGCCGAACGTCGTGGACACGCTGCTGCACGAGCTGCTGCACCGTCGCTATCCGCGATGGGGCGAGCGGCGCGTGAGCGACACGGCGCGGCGGCTCGTCACGGCGATGAGCGACCAAGAGCGGCGCTGGTGGTATCGCGCCTATCGCAAAACGGCCAAGCGGATGACTCGGCCCGTGATGGTGGACTCCTAGATTCTGGAATCTCGAATGGCAGACAATCCGCGCTTTGACTCGCTCCTACGGGAGATGCACGCACTACACGCCCGCAAGAATGCCGACTACGCGCAAGACGGCGACCCGCTGTCCAATTTCCGGCAGGCCGCGCAAGTCGCGGAAGGCTTTACCGGCGTCGATGCCGTGTTCGCGAGTCTTATCGGCGTGAAGCTGGCGCGCCTGCGGGAGCTGACCAGCGCGGGCAAGACGCCGAACAACGAGAGCATCGCGGACACGCGGACGGACCTTGCCATGTATGCGGCGCTCTGGGCGAGCTATTACCGCGAGTAGAGCAGCCATTACGTCGATCTGCGTAATGGGTCTGTTTCTGGCCTAAATCCGCAAAAGATTGTTGTTGACGCGAGATTTAGCCAAGCGGTAGAATCCTTACATGGTCAACGCAAACGGCGCACGTTACGCCATCGACTCGACAAGCGGTAAAGCACGGATCGTCGTGGTGACGGCACGCGACATCAAGCCGGCCAAGGTTGCCATCTGCCAGTTGAGCGGCAAGGCGCGGATCGTGGAGGTGGCGCGATGATGCAACATCAAGTCGGCCCCAACTACGTCGCTGGTGCGTCTCGCGTGGCCTCGGACATTGCGCTGTGCCACGCTCGGGCGCTTGCAAATACCAGCGCGTGCCCGGTTGGCATCTGGCACCGTGACGGCTGGCTGGCGGTGTCAGACGTCGCGCCGGACATCGACGACGACGACACGCGCGAGTCGGACGGGTGGGCCGTCTGCGCCGTGGTGGACCCTGACGGAGTGGAGTGGTAGATGTCGCACATGACCGCAAAGCCCACGCGGGCCGAGTTGCGCGCTATGGCGGCGCTGCTCGGTCGTCGCGGCGGGCTGAAGAAGTCGCAGCGCAAGACGGACGCGGCGCGGGCTAACGCGAAGAGGCCGCGTCCCCGGAAAGCGGCGTGACGTGTTCGCGCTGTGGGGTGCGGCCGGCGAAGTTATCGAACCGGACGAGGGTGTGCGCGGTGTGCCGCGAGTCGCAGCGGGCGATGTCGCGGGAAGTCGTGAAAGCCAAAGTCAGCGGGGCGACGGTGCAACTGCGGGCGACACCCGCCGCGCACGCCGCGCACAACAGACACAGGGGGGCAGCATGGAGCGAGGCGAAACGACGGAACCGGACGGCGGAGTGATGCTCGTGGCGATGGCGGTCTGCACGCTCATCGCGTTCGTGACGGGTGTGGTGGTGGGCTACGGCGCGGCGCTGGTGCTGCGGTAGGGGGAGACATGGCGAAGTGTGAGAAGCGAGAGATCGTGCAGCCGACGCCGCCCGTGGAATACGTGCTCACGCTGACGGAGGACGAAGCGATGGCGGTGTATATCGCGCTCGGGCATTTCGGCGGCGATCCTGACCCGACCGCAAGCGTCTACGAGTCGCTTGGCGAGATTCGCATTAAGGCGCGCAAGACGTTCACTGTCGCTGTCGATGCTTTGACCGACTACCCGGTAGTGGTGAGGCGATGACGGAGGCGTTTCTCCTCGTGCTCCTCATCTGCGCGTGGGCGTGGGTGTGTCAGGTGGCGGCGGAACTGTTCTTCGGGAGGTAGACATGGCTTCATGGTGGATTGACGCACAGACCGACCGCGAGACGTTCTCGGCGGCGGTGCGGGCACAGATGCCCCGCTGGCAGGCGAACGAGAGCGAGATTAACAAGCAGATGGCGCGCATCTACACGGCGCACATGGTGCTCGGCCAGGCCGCGCCGAAGGCCGGGTTTAGCTCGGGACTGCCGCAGGTGCGGGGATGAGCGGCGACGACTTCGTGGAACGCGTGGGCGACATGCTGACCATCACGTTCGACGCGCTGTCTGGCGAGCGGCGCGTCACCGTCTCGGGCGACGTCGTGACCATCGACGACGTGCTCAAGCTGGTGGAGGACGCGATGCGCGGCGCGGGGTTCAATGTGCCGCACGAGTCGCTGCGACTCGTGAAGGAGGGGGATCATGAGTGACCGCTGGGTGATGGCGACCGACCCCCGCGAGGGCGAGTGGCCCGAACGGATGCCGTCCTACTGCCCGCATGGCGTGGACGAGAACGAGGCAGGCTGCGGGATTTGTTTGCGCGACGAACTGTCCGCGAGTGACGTGCTCGGCGCGGCGCTCGAGGTGATGCTCGACAAGATCGAAGGGGGAACGCGATGAAGGAATTGGCAACGGCGCTCGTGAAGGCGCAGGCGCGCATCGACGGCGCGAAGAAGGACAGCACGAACCCGCACTTCAAGAACAAGTATGCCGACCTCGGCGCGGTGTGGGATGCCTGCCGAGAGGCGCTGCACTCCAACGGGCTCGGCATCGTGCAGACGCCGTGCCTCATCGAGGGACAGTGGGCGCTGGCGACGACGCTGGTTCACGAATCCGGCGAGCAGATTATCGGCTACGTGCCGCTGCTGAACACGAAGGGCGACATGCAGGGCCTCGGCTCGGCCATCACCTACGCCCGCCGCTACGGACTCGCGGCCATCGTGGGGGTCTGCCCCGAGGACGACGACGGCAACGCGGCCAGCGGGAAGACGACGCCCCCCCAGCAGTCTGCGCCAGTGGCGGCACCCGACGGTTACGCGCAGTTCATCGCTGATCTGAGGGCGGCGGCGAAGAAGGGCACCGCGGCGCTCAAGACCGAGTGGCTGGAATCACCGACGGAATTGCGCGCCCACATGACGCTAGTAGACGCCAAGGGATGGGAAGCCCTCAAGGACGACGCGGCGAAGGTGACGGCATGAGACCGTTCCGCGTCATCGACGCCCCCCAGCGCAGTCAGGAGTGGTTTGCGGCCCGTCTCGGCCGACTGACCGCCAGCAACGCGAAGCACATCACGTCCACGCTCAAGAGCGGCGGCGAGCCAGCGGCGCGGCGGGATTTGCGGATGCAGTTGGTCTGCGAGCGCCTGACCGGCCAGCCCCAGGATGACGTGTTCGTCAACGAGGATATGCAGCGCGGCATCGACCTCGAGCCGGCGGCGTTCGCGGCCTACGAGGCGACGTCGGGCACGCTCGTCTCGCGTGTCGGTTTCCTCGCGGACTCGGAGCTGATGGCCGGCGCGTCACCCGATGGCGTGGTGAACGACTTCGCGGGGCTGCTGGAAATCAAGTGCCCGCGCCCGGCGAATCACGTCGGGTATCTGCGGGCTGGCGGGATTCCGGCGGGGCATCGCGCCCAACTGCTGCACCAGATGTGGTTGACCGGGGCGGGCTGGCTCGACTTCGTGAGCTACTGCCCGGCGCTGCCGGCGTCGATGCAGGTTTACATCGCACGGCTGGTGCGGGAAGACGACGAGATCGCGGCGCACGAGGCGGCGGTGCGGAAGTTCTTGGCGGAAGTGGACACCGAAGAAGCGGCGCTCCGTGGGTGGAGCGTCATCAAGGAGACGGCGTAATGGCATACGAGAAGAACCCCGACGAGATCGGCGCGCTGTGGCTCAAGCGCGGCAACAAGGGACTCTACATGACCGGCGAGATCAACGGCCAGAAGGTGGTCTGTTTCGCTGGCAAGGGCGGCGAGGGCGACAAGCTGCCCGCGTGGCGCGTGAACATCAGCAGGCCGCAGGGCGAGCGCGCCCAGCAGCCTCAGGTGACGTCTGATGACGTGCCCTTCTAGCTGGGGGCCGTGCGGCACCTGCCGGCACGCCAACACGGAATACGCGCCCCCGCGCATGGCGTTCTGCGCGGCCCCGCCGAATCAGGACTACCCCTTCGGCGGGCGGCGGATGCCGATCACCGAGGGCTGCACGCGCCACGAACCGAAGGGGGACGACGATGACGACCAGGCGTGACGAGTTCATCGAGACCGTGCTCGATGCGGACCTCCAAGCGCGTCGTGAGCGCCACGAGGCGCGGCTGCGGGGCGAGCACGGGCGGATGGCGCAGGAGCGGGCGCGGGTGCGTGATGCGGCCATCGTGGCGCAGCGGGAAGCGCGGATCGCGACGTGGCGGGCCGTGGCACAGGCGCGGGAGGCGGTGTCATGACCGGCGACGTCTGCGACTGCGGCATCTGCGAGGTGGAGACGTGCGACCTCTGCGCGGCCCCCGTGGCGTTCGTGGACGAGGACGGGGAAGCGTGGTGCCGGTCGTGTTGGGAGAGCTACCATGATGACGTGAACTTCGCAGCGTTCGAGCGCGAGCTGGCGGCGTGGCACGGCGGCTCGGCGTGGCCGTATACGACGCGCTGGGAGGAACCGCGCTAATGGTGTGCCCTGACTGCGGCTCAGAGTTCGACGAGGCGCTGGCCCTCGCCGCTGAGGAAGACCACAGCAGCGACCAGCGCAACGGCTACCACGCCATGATCACGCCGCTGGCGCGTGCGCGGGGGTGGAGCTTGCAGGCGACGAAGTTCTACTTCCTCGGGCGCGTGTTCGGCTGGCACGAGTGGGAAGACCTGACCGACGGCGTGATCTACCGCGTGCCGCGTGAGCCGCACACGTCCACGCTGTCGAAGCGGAAGTATTCGACGCTCATCGAGCAGACGATTGTGCTGGCGGCGGGCGAGGGGTTCGAGTTGATCCCGCCAAGCGAGTGGGCCGAGGAACAGCGGCGGAAACAGGAGGCGGCGTAGATGCCCGCCCACATGACACTGGCGAAGCCCGCCACCGGCACCGCCCAGAAGCAGCGCCGCGCTCGTCGTCGGCAGATCGAGTCGCGGATGCTGATTGCGAAAGCCCGCGCCAAGCAACGCGATTACTTCCGCTGCCGGCGCTGTGGCGGCACGGGCTCGCTGTCGTGGCCGGTCGAGGCCGCGCACATCAAAAGCATGGGCATGGGCGGCGATGGCGGCGTCTACAGCAGCGACCAGCGCGATTACGTCACCCTCTGCCACGACTGCCACCAGGGGCCGCGTGGAGTTCACGCCGGGTTCATCGTTATTCGACCGCTCACGGATCGTGGAGGGGACGGGCCGGTCGAGTTCGTCAACTGCGACCCTCGTCGTGGTAAAATTGGCGGAGCAGTCAAGGCGCTGGTAACGCCCGAACTGCCCCTCAGCACACGACGCGGATAGGAGCCGCGACGACATGCCTAGCGACCAGTCTATCCCATTCGGTTATTGCCAGTGTGGTTGTGGCCAGATTGCGCCACTCGCACCAGCGACTAGAACAGACCGTGGCGAGGTCAAAGGCCAGCCGCGTAAGTATGTGTTCGGGCATCGTAAGTTTACGCACCGTGAAGCGGTGGGTGGTGCCCTCGCAGCCCGCCGGAAACTGGCAGACACGTTATCCGCTCGATTCTGGGCGCGTGTGCGTGTCGGAAGCGCCGACGAATGCTGGATCTGGACGGCCGGGACGACGCGATTCGGGCACGGACGGACAAGCGCATTCGGTCGCGGACACCTAGCTCATAGAGTCGCGTGGTATCTGACCCACGGCGAGATCGGTAAAGACATGTGCGTGTGTCACCGCTGCGACAACCCGAGGTGCTGCAACCCGTCGCATTTATTCGTTGGCACGCACGCTGACAACGTAGCCGACATGGTGGCCAAAGGCCGTCACGGAAAGCGGTGGAGCAGACACAACGGGCGCCAGCCGCCCAAGTGAATCACCATCCGCCCTCCTACGAGAGTCGGGGCCGGGCGGCGTGACGCCAGAAACGCCGGGTGTGCCGGCGTGGGGTGGCCGTCCAGGTCCGAGTCGGGGCGAGTCGGACCAACTTTTCTGTTGCATCGAAATTAGGTTCATGCATAATGGTCGGGAACATCTCGGACGGCTAGGGAATGCATCCCGAAAAGGCGACCCACCATCGCCCTGCCGTCTGACTCATCCGGTGGCCGTGTCGGTGGACGCGGGCAACACTCACAGTAAGACTCGTTCCACCACGCTTCACGAAGGCCGGGTCAGCCGGTTGAACGTGGGGCCGGGTCGGTGTAGCTGGGGGCCAGAGGCGCTGGCGGTGGGCGTGAGGACGATCCCCTCACGAAGCAGGCTACACAGGCTCGTGATCGACGACGAAGTGACTGACCGAGTGACCGACCGACCGAGAGGGCAGACGCATTACGCGGCTGAGCAGTGAACGGAAGAACAGTCTTCCTAGTAACTGCCCTTGAGGGAGGGAGGGAGCGAGGGAGGGAGCGGAGACGGGGAACGTGTCTTTGGTTTCTTTTTCGGGAATCTTTCGTGAACGCGGCCGGTTGTTAGCGAGGCCGCAAGGGGGAGACGGATGGATTACCAGGAGTTCCTCGCGGCCAAAGCGCTGCGAGTGGAAGCGGTCGGATTCGAGGCGGGGGCGTTCGCCGCTGACCTGTTCCCGTTCCAGCGCGACATCGTGTCGCTGGCGTGCAAGCTCGGACGGTTCTGCATCTGGGCTGATTGCGGGATGGGCAAGACGGCCATGCAACTCGAATGGGCGCGTCAGGTCTGCGAGCACACCGGGGGCCGCGTGCTCATCCTCGCCCCGCTGGCCGTGAGCCATCAGACCGTGCGGGAGGCGGAGAAGTTCGGCATTCACGGCGTGGCCTTCGCAGCGCGCCCCGGCGACACCGACGCCCGCATCGTAGTCACGAACTACCAGAAGCTTGACCACTTCGACCCGAAAGACTTCGTCGGCGTGGTGCTCGACGAGTCGTCGATCCTTAAGGCCGTGGACGGCAAGACGCGCTCGGCCATTCTCGCCGCGTTCTCGTGGACGCCCTACCGGCTGGCGTGCTCCGCGACCCCAGCCCCGAACGATTTCATGGAGCTGGGCAACCATGCCGAGTTCTTGGGCGTGATGACCCGCGAGGAAATGCTCGCCATGTTCTTTATCCACGACGGCGGGGACACGAGCCAGTGGCGCATCAAGGGCCACGCGCAGGGCAAGTTCTGGGAGTGGGTCTGCACGTGGGCGGTGACGATTCGGAAGCCGTCCGACCTCGGCTACGACGACGGCGCGTTCCTGCTGCCGACGCTTCAGATGCACGAGCGGGTGGTCCACACGCCGCTGGACGCCATCACGGACGCCAATGGGCAGCACGGGCTGTTCGCTCATCAGGCGCTCACGTTGGGCGACCAGCGCGCCGTGCAGCGGTCGTCTCTGGACCTGCGCGTGGCCGAGGCTGTGGCGCTGGCGAATCAGCCGGGGCAGTGGATCGTCTGGTGCCATCTAAACGACGAATCGTCGGCGCTGGCGGCGCAGATTCAGGGCGCGGTGGAAGTCACGGGCGGCGACACCGACGAGCACAAAGAGGCGGCGATGCTCGGCTTCCAGCGCGGCGAGATTCGCGTGCTGGTGAGCAAGGCGTCCATCTGCGGGTTCGGGATGAACTTCCAGAACTGCCATCAGGTCGTGTTCGTGGGCCTGTCGCATAGCTACGAATCGTTCTATCAGGCCATCCGGCGCGTGTGGCGGTTCGGGCAGGCGTCGGCCGTGGATGCCTACGTGGTCTACGACTGGGCCGAGGGGGCCGTGGTGGAGAATCTGCGCCGCAAGGAGCGCGAATCCGGCGTGATGGCCGAGAGGATGGTGGAGATCATGCGGCAGACGACGATGGAGCAGTTGCAGCAGGTGCAGCGCACGGTGACGCCCTACATGGAGACGGTCACGAGCGGCGAGGGGTGGACAGCCTACCAGGGCGATTGCGTGGAGGGCGTGCGGCGGCTGGCCGACAACAGCGTGCATTATTCGATCTTCTCGCCCCCGTTCGCCTCGCTCTACACCTACAGCAACAGCGACCGAGACATGGGCAACTGTAAGACCGGCGATGAGTTTGCCGCGCACTTCGCGTTCCTTGTCAAGGAACTGCACCGCGTCCTCATGCCTGGCCGGCTGGTGTCCTTCCACTGCATGAACCTGCCACTGTCGAAGGCCCGCGACGGGGTGATCGGGATTCGGGACTTCCGGGGCGAGATGATCCGGCTGTTCGAGTCGGAAGGCTTCATCTTTCATTCCGAGGTCTGCATCTGGAAAGACCCCGTGACCGCGATGCAGCGCACGAAGGCGCTCGGGCTGCTGCACAAGCAGATCGTGAAGGACTCGGCCATGAGCCGCCAGGGCGTGCCCGACTACCTCGTGACCATGCGGAAGCGCGGCGACAACCCGGAGCCGGTCGCCGGGAAGCTCGACGACTTTCGGGGCACGGATGGCCCGCGCATGACGGGCGACGCCACGCGGAACAGCATCAACATCTGGCAGCGCTACGCTTCGCCGGTCTGGATGGATATCAACCCGTCCGACACGCTGCAATTCCGGAACGCCCGCGACAACGACGACGAGCGGCACATCTGCCCGTTGCAGCTCGACGTGATTCGGCGCGGCGTGCAGCTCTGGAGCAACCCCGGCGATGTGGTGCTCTCGCCGTTCATGGGCATCGCGTCCGAGGGGCACGTCGCGCTGGAACTGGGGCGGGCGTTCATCGGGTTTGAATTGAAGCCGAGCTACTACGCCTGCGCGGTGGGCAACCTGAAGTCGGCGGAAGCGGCAGGGAAGGTGCCGACGTTGTTCGATGAGGTGACGGCGTGACAGCGTTCGACGAGTTCTGGCAGCACTTCCCGCGCCGGGAAAAGAAGCAAGCCGCCCGTGACGCCTTTGCCTGGGCGATGAAGAAGCACAACGGGGACGGGCAGTTGCTCGCCCGCATCCTCGACACGATCTCGTGGCAGATCGTGATGCAGCCCGATCCGCGCTACTGGCAGATGGCCGACAAGTGGCTGCTCGGGATGCGCTGGGAAGATGAAAAGCCGCTCACGGCCGAGGAGCAGGCGCAGATGGCGCAGTTCCGGACGTGGCAGCAGGCGAACGCGCACGACGAGGCGGCGCGCACGGTCACGTTCGACATGTTCCAACGCTACGCGGCGGGGCAAAGGAGACGGGCATGATGATTCTGGCGGTGCTCATCGGCGGGGTCGTCTGGCTGTCGTTCGTGGCGATGCTGCTCTACATGGGCTACGACATGTGGACGGTGAGCCAGCCTGACTTGGGCGACAGGATTACCGGTGCCATGCTCGTGGCATTCGGGCTGCTGGTGTTCGTTGGCCCTGTCGCGGCGTATCAGTCGAGCGTGGATGACCCTTACGCCAATACGCTCTGCGTGCGCGGCCATCAGGAGTGGCAGACCACATCCACGCCCGTGCTCGTCGGCAAGGTCATCGTGCCCACGACGTCTACGCACAAGGTGTGGATGTGCGAGCAGTGGGAAGCGCGCTAATGCCCTTCCGTCAAGCCACCGGCCGCGAGACGTGCAACGACTGCCGCAGAAAGCTCGACCTGGGCGCGCCCGTCTACGTCGGGGACATCACGGGGATGAAGTGGTGCGAGCCCTGCGCGGCCGAGATGGGGCGCACGGTGGACGGCCCGGTGCCGCGTGTGACGGCCCTCGGGGGCATGGCGGGGATTCGGGAGGGGCTAGAGGCGCTGGCGCGGAAGTATCGGTTCACGCCGCCGCCGTCGTGGCACGAGAGGGGGGAGGAGTAGATGGGGGGTCTGCGGGTGAAGTCACACCGCATCAAGTGCAAGCGGCCCGAGTGCGGCAAGATGTTCGAGGCGTGGCGGAAGACGCAGCGCTTCTGCTGCAATTCCTGTAGCGTGAAGGGGCGCGGCCCGGAGTGGTTCAAGGCGAACCAGGCCAAGATCACCGCCATCCGCAAGGCCAACGGCTACAGCCGCTTCATCAAGCGCATGCGGGCGGTGGGGCTGACGGACGCGCAGATCATGGCCGTGCGGAAGGAAGTGCTGACGGCTCGCGCCAACGCGCACACGGCCGGCAAGCGTCTGGGCTGGCGCGAGGCGCTGCGCGAAGCGCCGGAGATTAGCTGGCGGAAACGGCGGGCGGCATGAGCGACCGTCAAACATACGATGAACGGCGCGCCACGCTCGTGCCCTGCGCGTGCGGGCGTCTCGTGAGCAACCCGGCGGCATGTGTGTCGGCGGGGGCATGTCTGCTGGCGTGGCGGGAGACGCAGATCGCGGGGATTGCCGAGAGGCAGCGGGCGAGACGAGAGGGGGACGCGTGACTAAGAAACCAAAGGTGGCGGTGAATCAGCCCCGTGATGAATACCCGGTGAGCTTCGAGACGTTCAAAGCGCCGAGTTTTTACGCGCTGCACGCAATGAAGCAGGACGAACCATCGTGCTTTAACAGCGTTGTAAACGTGAGGAGATACCGAATCACTATCGAGCGCATTGAGGAGCCTGATGAGATCATCAGAGAGCGCGTCCAAAAGCTGTGGGATCACGGAGACAACCATCACCATTGGAATGCGCTGAGGGCTGCGGGCAAGCACGTCGGGTTGGATCTTGATATCAAAACGTTTGGGAGCAAGCGTGACGACCGACGATGATCAAGCGCCCCTCCACCGGCAACCGCTACCACGCCGTGGTCTGCGCCCTCTGCCGCGCCCACGGATGGCCGGAGCCTCTGGCTGAACAGCGGCTGATACCGGGCCGGCGCTTCTCATGTGATCTGGTGTGGCCTGATGCGCGCTTGGTTGTAGAGGTCCAGGGGGGTGTCTGGCTGCGTCGTGGCGGGCACACTGGGGGCAAGGCGCAGATCGACGACATGGAAAAGCTGAACCTAGTGCAGCTCGCGGGCTATCGCGTGCTCCAGGTGACGCCGCAGCAGGTGACGGATGGGACGCTGCGCGATCTGTTGTCGCGGGCGTTCCGGGCAGCGTAAGGGGGAGACGATGACGAGAGACCCTCACGACAAGCCGGTCAATTCGATCATGCTCGCGCTGGCGATGCTGCTGGTGGCGGGCTACGTGGCGTGGCGCTTCTGCACCTGCTGCATCGACAGTTGGGCGGACTTCCGCGCCGGGCGCATCCCGCCGTGGATTCGGGAGATGTGGAGGACGCGATGACCGGTTTCCTCGGCCCGCTCGACCTGCGCCAGATCGGCCCGCGCCGCTGGATGACGCTCGATGACCTGGTGTTCCGCTCGTCGCGCTACGCCGGGTATTTCGTGGTCCCACGTGGATTCCAGACGGACCTGGCGTCCATCCCGCCGGCGCTGTGGGGGCCGCTGCTGCCGCCCGTGGGCGCGCATGACCGCGCCGCCGTGCTGCACGATGCCGCCTACGCCCACGCCCTGCGGACGCACCGAGGGGCGCGGATTCACTGCGCGAAACATGTGGCCGATGACCTGTTCTCGGAAGCGTTGCGCGCCGATGGCGTGCCCGGCTGGCGGCGCGTGCTCATGGTCGCGGCGGTGCGGCGGTTCGGGCGGCTGGACGCGCATCCGCTCCAGCCGCACGGGTGATCAGCGGTGATAGCGGGCGAGGACAGCCTTGCGCGCCGCCTCAGAGCGTTCCTCGGGGGTGCGGCGGGCATTGACGGCCTTGGCGCCGGCAGCACGTCCTGCGAGCGTCTGGAGGGCGAGACACAGGAGGGCCGCGGCCCCGTCCGAGGTGGACAGGGCGCGGTCGCGGGCGTAGGTGCGGATGGCGTCGCGAGTCTCGGGGGAGAGCCCGCGGATGAGGATTTGCGGCATCTACTGGCCTGCCATGCGGCGTTATCCGATCAGAGCGCGAAACGCGGCCGACTGCTCGGGCGTCCAGCCTTGGCATTCGATCGAGTGCTGGATGTCGTCGCGCCACACCTGCATGACGTCGATGCCGGGATTGCGGCGGGCGTCTGCCTTCGTCGGGCGCGTGCGGCGGAAGTCGGCGGCAATGAGGATCATGTAGGCGGTGGTGGTGGTGGTCGTCATGATGGTCTCGGCTCTCTGCCCTCTCGGGCTGGCGTCGCGGTCGTCAGTGACCGTCGATAAAGAGAGTCTATCTACGCGCTGAGCGCGTGTCAATAGGAATCGACCGGCCGCGCAAGAAAAAGTGCAGGAGCGTGCAGCATGAAAAACAGGAGAGACGCGGCCCGCCGTCTCCGCTACCAGCGGGGCCTCTGCGTCCACTGCCCCGGTAAACGCCACGGCGACTCTAGTAGGTGCCTCGCCTGCTGCGCGAAAGCGGCGGCATATCAGCGGCGCACTTACGTCAGAAAAAGACCACCGAAGGGGGCTTGACATGGGATACACTATCGGCGTGCGTGGGGTGCTGACACTCGTCTGTCTGCTGGGGCTCGCGGCGACGGCGCACGCCCAGAAGCCGGTCGGCCTGTTCGACCATTCCTGCGACGTGCCGGCATGGTCCTCGTTCGGGCAGCTCGCCGAGTGGGATGACTTCTCGACCGCCGCTGATTGCTCGCGCCGCACGGGCCGCACATGGGTGCTCGTGCTGTTCCATGCGGACTACGACCACATCCAGTCCGTTCGCACGCGGGCACTTGAGACGGGCCTCGCCCGCTACATCCTCGCCCTGACCTACCGCGAGGAGCCGTATCAGCACTACCGCCTCGGCCTGAGCTTGCCAGCCGCGCTGGAGGATCGTCTGGACGCGGCCCCTGATGCGGGCGCCGTCGAGCGCCTGCAGATGGTGCGCGACCACTGGAGCGAGGCGCACGCGACGATCCGTGCCGTGTGGCCGGGGCCGCTCGTGGCGTGGATCACGCCGTGGGTGAACGACTCGCTGGCCTACGGGGAGCCGCTGTATTCGCCGCTGCCTGGCAGCGTGGACGTGCTGGTGCTCGACCCCTACGCGACAGACGGTATGCCGTTTACCGCGTGGCAAGAAGTGGTGATCCAGTATGCGGTGAACACCACGACCCTCCCGATTGCGCTGGTGCCGCAGTGGTTCACGCAGCCGGGGACGTCGATTAGCCTCCAGCGGGACTTTGTGGCCGACTATCTGCGGTGGCTGCGTCATCCCCGCGTGGTGGCGCTGTGGGGCTTCCTGTGGGCGTCTCGGCCGGGACTCGTGGGATTGCGTGACCTGCCGGCGCTGCGAGCGTCGGTGGAGTCTGCGCTGAGGGGGCGGCAATGAGCATCCCGAACGGCAGGCACATCGTCGAGCAGTTGGCGGCGCAGTATCCGCAGGAGTGGTGGGACGCGCACCGCCCGAGCGGCGGCGGTCCCAAGACGGAAGCGTTCATCCGGCGTCTCGCCTGGGTGCTGCACTCCACGGTCGATCCGCGTTTCGGGCTGTGCGGCAAGCGCGGCAACCCGGCCGACATCAGTGACGACGCCCTCTGCTACGACGGCGTGTCGCAGTTGGGCGACGTGGACCCGACACGCGGGGGCGTGCCGGTCACGGTGCTCGACGTCATCGGCGGCGCCGGTGGTCCGACTCCCACGGCGCAGTGGGGCGCCGCAGGCCCAGCCACGCCACGGCCGCATGCGGCGTGGGTGCGTCCGGAGCCGGTGGGCGGTGTGAGCAGTGGCGGCGGCGGCACCCCCCTTTCCGCGCCCCCTGTCCCCGCCCCCGGCCCGGACCTGACGCCCGTGCTCGTCAGACTGGAAGTGTTGCGCGTCACCGTAGACAGCATCGCGGCAAAGCTGGACGCCATAAAGAGTGCGGTGGAGAAAGCCGCACACGAGTCCGAGCAGGCCGCAGGACGCGCCAGCGACATCAAGGCACAGATCGCCAATCTCCCCGCGTCCAAGCCGTTCCCGCGCTACAAGGGCCGCGTGCCCAAGGCGTTCGGGGGCTCAACCGATGTGATCCTGACCCCCGAAGAGTAGCCGATGCCGCCGATGCTCTCTGCTGCGCTGGGGTCGATCATCCGCTGGGCGCTGTCGCTGCTCGTGCCCTATCTCGTGTCGGCGGGCATCTGGACGGCGGATGAGGCGACGACCTACGTGACGGGCCTGTCGCTGGCGATTGTCGCGCTCGTGTGGAGCTTGTGGCAGAAGTATCGGTCACGCCTGCGGTTCTTGGATGCGCTGGACGCGCCTCCTGGCACGCCGGAACGGTGGATTCAGTAATGGGCCTCCCGTGGCGTCGTCTCGCCAAGAAGCTCGGCAAGTGGCTGCTGCGCAAGGCGAGCGAAGAAGCGCTGAAAGAGTTGCAGAAGCGCAAGGAGCAGGCGAAGTGACATTCGACCCGAAGATGGCGTTCGTCGAGTGCCCGAAGTGTGATAGCGCGTTCCATGTGGAGCGCATCAAGGGCTCGGCGTGGTTCTGCAACTGCTGCGCCCATCAGTTTGAGGCGTCGTCATCAGAGGCTGGGACCGCTCCCCGTCGCAATTCGGCGGCGGGCAGTGGAAGCTCTCGGGCGGCGCTTCAATTCGCTGCGATCCTCCTGCTGCTGATGCCCGCGCTGGCGTCGGCACAGGGCCGCGTGTTCTTCGAGCCTGGTGACGGCTCGTCGAAGGCCGTGACCGACTGCACGCCGACCACGACGTCTTGGGATGGCGTGCCGCATCGCAGCGGCTCGGCGCTGGAGTGCGGCTGGGACGGCACGCTCGGCTGGCAGGACTCGGCCAAGACCCGCGAGCTCGAGCTCTCGGCGGTGCCGATGACGGCGGAACTGTTTGCGGATGCGTGGTTCCGCGTCGATGCGAACGTTGACCGCGTGGCGGGGTCGAAGCTGATGCGGTTCAGCTTCGGCGCGGCCGACGTGATCATCGCCTGCCAGTTCGAGCAGCAGCCAGACGCCACGCTGTTCATGTCCGTCGGCGGTCAGCCGTCGTTCTGGGGCGGCACGGCGGCGAGTCAGTGCCGTCAGGGCTGGCAGCGCCTCCGCGTCTACATGTCGCGCACGCTGATCCGGCTGTGGCTGGGCGATGTGCTTCTGCGGGAGTGGACTGGTAGCTTCGCCGTCAACGGGATGGTCGCGTTCATGTCGAACTGGTCGGACAACGCGGGCTGGTCGCATGACGCGGCCAATCACGTCTACTGGCAGGGCGTGCAGGTATTCAGCGATGCCGGCACGGGTGGTGTCGGCTCGATGCGTGAGGGCGCGATGACGCAGGGTGGCGCGGTGACGCCTCCGGTCTCGAGCGCCACGTATACGTGCGCGGTCACGGGCACGCCGAGCAGCTACGCGGACGGCGATGTCCGGCGCACGATCAGGTGCGACACGAACGGGCCGGTCACGTCACTCCCGGTCGGCGCGACGTTTACGGTGACGGTGCCCCGGAAATAGCATGGCGTTCGTTCAGCGCAACCAGACGCAGTTGTTCAGCGGCGGGCTGGCCTATGACTCGTCGGTCACGGCAGGGAATACACTGCTGGCGGTGTTCTCGGTCAGCGTGGGCACCGAAGTCAGCGTCACGAGCGTGAGCGGTGGCGGGACGTGGGAGAATGTCGGGCGCGTCGAGACGCCGGGCACGCCTCGTGAACTGTCACTCTGGGTCTGCTACTCCGCGACGGGCGGCTCCACGACGGTGACGCCATCGGTCTCTGGCACCTACGACGTGATCCGCACGTGGATCGGGGAATACGACGAGACGGGGCAGATTCTCGACCAGTATGCCGAGGCGGCAGGCACCGGCACCTCGCCGAGCAGCGGCGCGACGGGCACGACGACGGCGGCGGTCTCGCTGGTGATCGGCTGCTTTACGACCGAGTTCAACGGCGTCACGTTCACGGGGCCGGGCGCGCCGTGGACCACGCGACATGAGCAGGCCGACGAGCGTATTCACGTCATAGACCAGAACGCGACGAGCGCGGCGGCGTTCACCGCATCGGGCACGTATAGCAGCAGCGACGGATGGGGCGCGATCTGCGCGACCTTCAAAACGGATGTCGTCACTGCCAGCCCGCTCGTCGGTGGCGGGGCCACGGCTGGGCATCGGCGCAACAGATTGGCGGCATAACTCATGGTCTATCTCGGAGATTTTGCCGTCGGCGCGACGGTGCAGCTCAAGTGGGCATCGAACGGCGCGAACGGGGCCAGCATCACGCGGGCGACGAACGGGTCGCTGCGCATCTACAAAGGCAGCTCGGTCACGCAGCGCACGTCGAGTGCGGGCATCACCGACACCGAGGACTTCGACTCGCTGACAGGCGTGCATCACGCGACGATTGACCTGAGCGACAACACCGACGCGGGCTTCTACGCGGCGGGCTCGGAATATCAGGTGGTGCTGCAGGGCGCGACGATTGACGGCCAGAGCGTCAATGCGGTGCTCGCGCATTTCTCGATCGAACGCTACGGCAACGTCTACGGCGCGCGCGTCTGGATGATCGATGACAACGCGGCCGGCACGCCGGCGGATCGCTATGTCGTCGCGTTCCTGAAAAACGGGCAGGCGCTGACGACGGGCATCACGTCGCCGCAGATTCGCGTCGTGCTCGCGTCGGATGGCTCCGACCTGTTCACGGGGCAGACGCTGACCGACTTCGGTGGTTCCATCGGCTACTA